AAGCAGCTGGGCGTTTTCGTCCTCTGCTAAAAGTGCCTCGTTAATAAGCAGCGTAAGTAACCACCTTGTATCTTTAAAAAGGTTTGGGTTATCTTTATTGAATACCTCACTTAATTTGTCGTAGCCCCCAAACTTTTCCTGTACTTCGTCTAATGCGTTCAGCGAAAAAAGTAAACCATATTCTTTGCCGTTCAGCTCTACGGGAAAAGCCCCGCTCTTTAATGCTCCCATGATATAAAATTAAGGCGCAGCCCATGCTACGCCTCTCTCCTTTCCTGTTTTATACACTTTCCATTGCTGCTGCCTTTTCCGGCACTGCTGTAAACCACGTTTTAGCCGCTGCGCTTTCCTCTGTTCCCACAAAGTCTGCTTTCCACAAGTTATCTTTCTTTCTTGTTGTAAAAGATGCCTCAATGTCCGGCGTGTTAAACTTGATACTCTCGCCCTTTGTTTCGTACTTTTCAGACGGTACTTTAAATTTTGCTTTAAGCAGCCATACGTAACGGTATTTACCACCCGTTTTCTTAGCTCTGAACCCTACAGCAACATACGGCGGCTCGTCCTCTTTTCCCGCCCATACTACGCTGTTCTTATCTACTGCCTGCCCCAGCAGCTCTGCCAGCACTTCCGGCGTAAGGTCTTTAATTCCCAGCTTAAGCGTTCCGCTTGCAAACTCCGTGACGCTCTCGCTTAATGTGTCGTCTGCATACAAGCTGCCGTCTGCTGTCTTTACGGATAAATCGGCGCTCATTGCCTCTGCCATTTTCTTAGGTGTCCCGTAGCTCTCTGCTCCGTCTGCCTCTGTGCATACGGCGTAATATAAATCTTTCAGTCCCAGTGTCATTGTTTAATCACTCCTCTTTCAAAATCTCGACTGTGATAGGCACTAACCAGTACCCCGTTTCTGTTTCGTAGCTTTCTGCGTCTATGCTGTTGATATAAACGCCTGCTGCTTTCAATACCTCTTTTGTCTTATCAAGTTGCGCCTCAAAATCGCCCTTGTGGAAAAGCGTAACTCTATACATTTCCCTGCGCTCTTTCTCTTCGTCGTCTGCATTTACCGCAGACGTACCCAGCAGCCGCAGAAACGTATAATATGCGTCTGGCTTATCCCGTCCAGTGTAAACGCCTCTCTGGGCTGGCAACCCTGCGCTTTCTAAAATCTCCTGTATACTCATTCGCCTGTTTCACTCTCCCATATACTGCGCTGTGCCTCTACTACCTTTTCGTGCGCCTTTTCGTTTGCCACTGTCATATAAGGGCGTGCAGCGTGGCTGCTTGTGCCGTACTCTGCCACAAAGCCGATTGTTGCATAGCGCACCTTGCTTTTATCTCCTTTTCTGTCGTTTCCATGCTTTGCCCGTCCCTGTGGGTATATCTCTACGTATTTCTCCGTATCGTCGCCCTTTACGTCCGTAGCTTTTATGGAATTGATAAAACCGCCCGTTTCATTCAGCCCCATTGCCTGTGCCTCTGCTCTCTGTGCCTCTATCAGCACATCAGCACCAGCTTTAAGCATTTTGGGGACTGCCTCAACTGTAGCCGCCTCTCTCCGGCTGAAAGCGTCTATAATATCTTCCAGCCCGACTGTGTTAAACTCTCCCATGCTTACACCTCGTTTCTGTGGCGTAAATCTGTAAGCGTAAGCTCTATGGTGTCTGTTCCTGTATCGTAGGTCTTAAGTACAAAATAGCGCCGCCCGTTTACTTCTACTACGTCCTCGCCGCCATAATCTGCCTTGTGTACCTCGTACTTTGCCTCTACCAGTTTTCCTGTCTGCTGGCTCTTAAAATATTCACTGTACCCTACTGATTTTTTGTTACAGAATACAGTGCGGGTGCTTTCTTCCGGCTTTACTGCAAAGCCGTTTTTATTTACCCTGTTTTCTGCTGTTGTTTCTGCAATAAGTGTTAATTCGTCCAGCCACTCCACCGCTTTACACCCCACTTTCTGTGCTGTTGGTGTCCGTTTCGGACACTTGCGGCGCTGTGTTGTATTCTGCTGATAAAGATAAGCGCATTTTAAGTGCGTCGTATGACTTTCTAAATTGTTCCGCAGCATTGTTAAAACCAAACTCTGCCTTGCAATACAGTGTAATTGCTCTGATAATCAACCCGTCTGTCTCTTTTATCACTTTTACGCCGTCGTTTTTCATATCAGCTTTGCAGGCGGCTATGCAGTCGTTTATTTCCTCTGTGATTTTCTCACTGGTGCTGCTGATACGCAGCGCCGCCCGCATTTTCTCGGTTAATGTTGTGGTATCTGCTGCCATAGCCTGCACCCTCTTTCTTACTCTTCTATTACTGCTGCTACGCCTGCCTCTTCCAGAACTGCTGCGCGTTCTCTGCTTACTGCGTATTCGTCCCCAGTATCCTTAATCTGGTTTAATTCCTTGTCAAGGAAACGGCGCTGTGCTTTTACTTTTACAAGCTCTGTGGCTGCCTCTTCCTCTTCGGCTTTCGCTGCTGCCTCTGCTGCCGCCTCTTCCGCTGCTCTTTTATCCTCTTCTGTAAGCTCGCTTTCGTCCGGTATGTCTACCTCAACCGCTGCGCAGCGTGTAGCAATTTCTTTCTTTGTTCCCTCTGCATCTACACCCAGCTGCTTTGCCAGTTCCTGCAAATCTTCTTTCTTGTAGCTTTCCAGTTCTTTAGCGTCTAAATACCCTTTCATGGTCTACCTCGCTTTCTGGCAGCCAGTGTTTATACACCAGCTGCCTTGTTAATTACACTGCCTCGATTTTCTTTACAACTACAAGGCTGTTTTTGTCTACTACCTTGCCGTCTACAAGCATAATGCCCTTTGTAATCTGGTCGTCTGTGTCGTTGTCCTCATACTTCTTTACGCCCATAGAGTAGTTTGTATTAAGCACGTAGTCCTTGAAATTGAAAAGGAATGCAAAAATTGTATCTTTCGCAAGTGCTGTGCTGTAGCTTGCTACGTAATCGCAGAGTACAACTGTTCTGCCTAAAAGCGTTCTCTCCGGCTTTCCAGATGTTCCATAGTTCACTTTTGCGATAGGCTGCCCGTTCTTATCTGTCATGCCTACATACTCCATAAAGGTCTTTTTACTCATGCACCACACAGCGCCATTTTCATAAGCCATAGGTAAAGCACCCTCTGCCTTAATCAAATCACTGTAAGACGGTGCGGCGCTCTCGATTGTCTGCCCGTCGGCTGGTGTCTCTGCTAAAATTCCTTTCGGTTTTCCTGTTCCGTTTCCGTCAATGATTGCCTGCTCTAACGCTTTTGTCATTGCCTCAACAATATTGTTAATAAGCAGTGTTTCAAAAGCGCTGATTGCCATTGTATCTACTTCCAGAGATACGGCTACTGCACAGCGCAGCTTATGGTATGCAAAAGTAATCATTCCGTCTTTTGCAATATTCTTTTTCTGCTTGTCGCTGCCTGCTCCCTCATTTACCCATGTTGCAGTAGGCTTTACAGTAGATACGGGGATAGAAACGCCGCCCTTGTATGCAGTTCTGGTTACAAGGGCTAAAATCATACCTGTGCTTTCCAGCTTTTCTACAATCTGGTTAAGCACTGTGGTAGGGATAACTGCGCCTACGTCTGTGCTTTTGCTTACCGCATCTGCTCTGTACTCTTTCGGCAGCGCCTCGCCTCTGCATACATATTTCATAAATGCTTTGCGGTATTCCATGCTGCCGTATTTGTCGTCGTTATCGCCCTCGCCAGCTGCTCCCTTGAAATTTCTAAGCACTCTCTGCTGTCCGCTGCCGTCTCCCTCTCCGTCGCCTACGCTTTCGCCTGCTGCAATTCTCGCAAGCAGTGCGCTACGCTTTTCTGCTGCTGCCTTAATTGCCGTTCTCTCTTCCTGTAAAGCTGTTACCTCATTCTCCAGCGCTGTAATTTCTTCCTCTTTCAGCTCCGCTGCTCTTGTGGTAAGCTCGTTTTTAATTGCTGCTAATCTTTCCTCAATTTCTTTTAATCTCATTGTTATGTTTCCTTTCTGGTCTTGGATTTTATAAGCTCGCTCTAATCTTTAGTATTGCTGCCCGCCTCTTAAGCAACTCCTGCCGCTCCTGCTCGTAACTCCTACTCGCAAAAGCACGGGCGCTTATTTCAGTATCGCCGTTTGCTGGAATGCTCACGGCTGATACATCATAAACTTTCTTGATTTTCAAAATCGTCCTTGTATGTGTTTCTCTGTCGTAGCTTTCCTCTGCTACGCTAAAAGCCCATGACATTTTATTTATCATGCCCGCCTCTATGTCTTGGTATAGCCCACGGGCTAAATCTGTCTTGCCTAAATCAGCTGCCACCTTAAGCCCTTTATAGTCCGGCTGTAAAATCAGTGTCTTATTTGACTGTCTGGCAAATACCCTGCCCTCATGGTCGTACTGCATGATAACGTCGCTCATGTCTGCACCGTCTAAAGCGTGTGCGTCTATTCTTTCGTAAATCTTTGTGCCGTCCTCAAATTCATACAGCAAATACGGCGTATCAAACGTAGTGGCGTAACCCTCTACGTAATACTCCGTCTGTATCAATTTCGTTGCACTCTGCGCTGTCAATGGCGCTGCCAGTGCCCTATATTCCCGCTCTTTCTTAATCGGCATTATTTACACCCTCTTCCTCTCCCAGCCCGCCTGCTGGTTCGCCTGCTGCCGCTGGCGGTGTCTGCTGCGGCTCTGCCTGCTGCCCTGTTGCTATGGGCGCTTGCTGTATAATTATCTGTGGCTTTCCATTACTGTTTTGCAGTTCGCTTACCTCGGTATACTCTTTGCGGATATAATACTTTTCCCCGTCCTCAACGTGTGCCATGTTCCATATATCCATAACGCCGTTTCTGTTCAATAGCGCACGGTCAAAAAGCTGTGTGCTTACACTTAACTTTGTGGCGTTGCTGGCATATTGCAGGCGGTTTGCTGAAAAGAAAATAGCATTACCGCAAGCTCTTTCTCTCTCGGTAAAACTCATATTTGTCATAACAAGCGATAGCTGTATTGCAAACGGTTCTATTTTCCCCTCGTAGTAAGCATTCCACGTATTTTCATCAAATTTATTTTGTAAAATATCCATGTTTGTACCAAAATGCGTGCATACATTTTCCTGTATATTCTGCATCTGCAATGCGTTTGGCGTGTATGGTTTGCTCTCTACCTGTTTCAGCTCACTAAACTTGTTATCATAAATTATCATGCCGCTATCGTTGTCGGCGCTTAAGTTATCCTCGGTAAAACGCTGTCGCTCTTTCTTTATATCCTCTGGTTTCAACATATTTGCCACTTTTGCCAGAAAGCGGATATTTGCAGAATTTTTGACAGCGTTTATAATTCCCTCGTTTTGCGTATGTATCAGCTGCATTGTTGGCTTAAGTGTTCTGTTGTCCTCTCCGAAAAGGTCGTCTGTGTATTCAAAGTCTGTCATAATGCCTACACGTTCAAACTCTATAGCTCCATGCTCGCCATTTGCAAACAGATACCGTAAATACACCTGCCCTGCTGCCTCTACGACTTCGCAGCGTTGCGCTCTCAATGGATACCAGCCACAAAGCCGCCCGTACTCGTCCTCGATAGGTATAATAAAAGCGGTGTGTTCCACCGCTACATACGTTGCCAGGCGCTTAATAAATTTTGTTGTGTCCATAAAATAGTTTGGCTTATGCTGTAGTGTCTTTTCCAGTGACTTAAGGGCGCTGCCCTCAATCTCCGGCTTAAGTTTACTGCAATGTGTCGCAAAGCTGTTTACTGCCGTTCTGGTTAAATCCATTTCATATACGCCGCCGTTATAACTGGTAAACGTCGGGCTGTATCCGTTCAGCATTTTAAAATAGCTGTCGATATATCGCAGCTCTTTACCATGAAAAAGATAATCTAAAAATTTCATGCCGTTTACTCTCCTTTCTATGCGGCATTTTTAAGCAGCTCGCCGCACTCTTCCCAGTATTTCTGCCGCACGGTCATTGCATCTATGACAGATACAAAGCCGTCGATATGCGCCCGCTGCTCGATTTTTATAGGTCTGAATTTTCTTGTTTCCATGTTGTGCTTAAGCGCAACATTTAAGAAATGTGTCTTTAGTAAATTGTTGTCGGCTATCTTAAAATCGCCGTCTTTTATGATGCCCTCAAACTCCCTTATAACTGGTGTAAGGTTTTCGCCTTGGTAAACGTCGTCCATGTGAAAACCATAATTTGCCATATCGGTAATAAGGTACTGGGCGCTGTATCTGTCGTAGCCGATTTTTAAAGGTCGTATGCCGTAATCTTCCAGTAACATAGTAAACCAGTCGTAAACGTCGTGGTAGTCTACGTAATTCTCGCCGCTTAAGGTTATCAGCCCCTTTTTAACAAATATGTCATACGGCACGCCGTCCGTAGCCTGTAAGTATTCCAGCCTGCCCCGTGGCATAAAGAACTGCGTAAACGCATACAGTGTGCCGTCTTTCTGAATAACCACACTGGCTGCCGTTAAGTCCGTTGTCTGGCTTAAGTCAATACCGCCCACTGCGTAGCAGTCCCTAAAGTCCTCTAAGGTCTTTTCTACTCCGGCGTTCTCTACTGTCTGATATTCCAGCCATGCAATAGAGCTGTTCTGCTTGATATTGCAATACTTTGTAAGGAACTCTGCTTTTTTACTTAAGCTGCCCTCTGCTACGGCTATCTCGTCCATAAAGAAACTTTCTTTTACGGATACGCCCATGTTAGGGTTAGCCTTTTTCAGTTCGTCTATGTCGTTCCACTTCTCCACATCATCAATCATGTAAAGGAATGGTAATAGCCTGCGCTCTTTGCTGTTTCCTTTCAAGAAACTTGTGCTACGTTTCATTAGTTCATCATAAATACTGTCGTTGATATATCCGGCAGTGCTTATGCTCAATATCATAGGTTGA